ATCCTCTGCCTCGCCGGCGTCGGCGCCGTCGGCGTCGGCCTCTGGTGGGTCAGCCCCGCCGTCGCGCTCGTCGTCGTCGGCACGATCGTCGCCGCGGCCGGCTTCCTGCTCGGACGCACCGGCACCGCCCGCCAACCCGGACGCAACCCATGATGTCGCTCGTCAGCCGCCTGTGGCGGTCGATCGAAAACCCCAACGTCCCGCTGAGCCAGGCGACGGCCGACCAGTGGTTCGGCGACGACGCCGGCGGCGAGAGCTACAGCGGCGTCAGCGTCACCCGGGAATCGGTCCTGACGTTCTCGCCGGTGTGGCGCGGCGTCTTCGTCATCGCCAACGCCGTGGCCCGCCTGCCGCTGTACGTGTACGAGCGCAGCGCCGACGGCGAGGGCAAGACGTACGCCGACCGCCACCCCGCCTACCGCCTGCTCCGCCGTAAGCCCAATGCGGAGACGACGTCGTTCATCTTCCGCCAGCGGATGACGGCGGTGGCGATCGTCGAGGGCAACGCCCACGCCTGGATCAACCGGCGCGGCAGTGGCGATCCGGCCGAACTGATCCCGCTGCCGGCGGGCAGTTGCCATCCCGTCCGCGTCAACGGCGCGCTGTGGTACGTCTACACGCCGCCGGGCGAGAAGCCGCGGAAGCTGCCGGCGGCGGACGTGCTGCACATCAAGGGCCCCGGCCTCGACGCGCTGTGCGGGTACCGGCTCTACGACAAGGGCAAGAACAGCATCGGCGCCGGCATGGCCGCCGAGGAGTACGCCGGGCGGTTCTACAAGAACGGCGCGGAACCGCGCGTCGTGTTCGAGTCCGACGACGACGTCGAGCCGGCGCAGGCCGAGGAGATCAAGGCGGCGTGGGGCGCCATGCACTCCGGGCTGGAGAACAGTCACAAGACGGCGATCCTGAAGAACGGCCTGAAGATCAAGGCGTTCGGCATCGACCCCGAGAAGGCGCAGTTGATCGAGACGCGGAAGTTCAGCCCGACGAACGTGGCGAACTGGCTGCTGCTGCCGGTGCACCTCGTCGGCGGCGAGGGCAAGTCGTCGTACGCGTCGCTGGAACAGGAGAACGCCAGCTTCCTCGACCACTCGCTCGACCCGCACCTAGTCAACTGGGAGGAGGAGTGTTACGAGAAGCTCCTCACCGAAGAACAGAAGGCGACGGAGACGCACACGATCGAGTTCATGCGCCAGGCGATGATGCGCGTCGACGCGTCCGCCCGCGGCAACTTCTACCACAACGGCCTGCTCGACGGCTGGCTCAACCGCGATGAGGTCCGCGCCCGCGAGAACCTCAACCCCATCAAGGGCGACGAGGGCAAGAAGTTCTTCATGCCCGCCAACATGGTGATTGTCGGCGATCCCGAATCGGAACCCGAACCCGTCGACGAAGAGGAAGACGACGCCGAGCCTATGGAGGCCGTCCGTGCCGCGACCCGCAAGGTGCTCGTCGATGCCGTCCGCCGCATGGCCCGCCGTCTCGTCGTGCACGCCGGCAAGGCGGCGAAGTCCGGCGACGTCGCCAGTTTCCTCGACGCCGACATTGACGGACACCGCGCCGTCATGCTCGACGCCGTCGGCCCGGCGGCCGAGGCGTACGCCGCCGCCGGTGGCAAGGCCGATGCCGCCGCGCTGGCCGACGCGCTCTGTGCCCGCATCCGCGCCGGGCTGGCCGCACCGGAGCCCGACGCCTTCCTCGCCGCGTTCGAGGCGCGGTCGGCCGAGATCATCGAACCGGAGAACCCCAATGGAGCGTAGATTCCTCCCCGCCGACATCGTCCCCGTTTCGCTGGTGAAGCGGGCCGAGGGCGAGCAGCCGAAGATCACCGGGTACGCCAGCGTCAGCTACGACGGCACGCCGGCGACGGAGTACGTGCTGTGGGACTTCAAGTCCGAGCGTGCCGTCGAGCGGGTCATGCCGGGGGCGTTCACAAAGGCGCTGTCGCGTCCCGACGACGTGAGGGGGCTGTTCAACCACAACCCCGACCTGATCCTCGGTCGCACATCGGCGGGGACGATGACGCTCGCCGTCGACGGCAAGGGCCTCCGCTACGACATCGTCCCCGGCAACCGCAGCGTCGACCGGGACGTCGTCGAGAGCCTGAGCCGCAAGGACGTCACCGGCTCGTCGTTCTCGTTCGTCGCCGACGAGGAACGGTGGATGGAGACGAAGGACGAGTCCGGCAAGTGGCACGTCGTCCGCGAAATCCTCTCCGTCACGCTGTGGGACGTCGGCCCGGTCACGTTCCCAGCGTACGGCTCGACGACGGCCGGCGCCCGCGCTATCTCCGACGACGATGAGGCCCGCAAGTCCTACGCCCGCCACTGCGATCAGCGTAAGTCCGACGGCGACGACGCCGCGAAGCTGATCGCCGCCCAGCGCGACGCGCTCGACATGGACATCCGCCTGGCCGAAATCGGCCTGTAGTCCGCCCGACCAGAACTGACCCCGCCGGACCCGACGCCCAGCCGTCGACATGACCGGCGTGATCACGATAGCCGCGGCCCAGCCCGCGCGCGAAGCGTCCCCTGTTTCCCGTTTCCGTTTCCACCAGATGCCCCCGAGTAGGGCAGGAGTTACGTCATGGCCAAGAGCCTCAAGGAGCTTCGTGAGCAGCGCGCCGCGATCCTCCCCCGCATGAAGGAACTGCGCGACAAGATCACCGCCGAGAACCGCCCGATGACCGCCGAGGAGCGGACCAATTGGGAGGCGGTGAACAAGGACTACGACACCGTCAGCGAGCAGATCAAGCTCGCCGAGCGGTTCGACGCCGTCGAGGCCGAGCAGCGCGAGACGGCGGGCGACCGCCGCGAGCAACTCCCCGGCCGCGAGGACCGAGACACCCGCGAGGAGCATCGAGACGACGACGAGCTGACCGACGAGGAGCTCGGCATCGCCGCCCGCGACGTCAAGCCCGAGGTGCACGCGCTGGCCCTTCAGGGCTGGATGCGTCGCGTCACCGGCCTGCCCGTCGAGGAGCGGCACGCGAAGGCCGCCCGCATCGCCGGCCTCGACATCCGCCGCGGCTACCTCGACATCGCGCTCTCGCGGAAGGCGCCCCGCCCCGCCGAGGGCCGCGCGCTGTCGACCTCCGACGCGGCCGCCGGCGGCTCGACCTGCCCGCCCGGGTTCGTCAGCAACTTCGAGCAGGCGATGCTCGCGTTCGGCGGCGTCCGCAACGTGGCCGAGATCATCCGGACCGACAACGGCAACCCGATGACCTGGCCGACCGCCAACGACACCGGCAACGAGGGCACGATCCTCGGCGAGAGTGCGACGGTGTCCGAGCAGGACGTCTCGACCGGCGGGCGCACCTGGCACGCCTACAAGTACACGTCGAAGCTCGTCAAGGTGCCGATCGAGCTGCTGGAGGACAGCGCGTTCGACCTGGCGTCCAACCTCGGCGGGATGCTCGGCGAGCGCATCGCCCGGGCCGAGAACCGCTACTGCACGACCGGCACCGGCGCCGCCCAGCCCGTCGGCATCGTCGTCGCCTCGACGCTCGGCGTCACCGCGGCCAGTGCCACGGCGATCACGGCCGACGAGATCTACGGCCTCGTGCACAGCGTCGACCCGTCGTACCGGACCGGCGCCGGGTTCATGTTCCACGACAACGTCCTGCTGGCGATCCGCAAGCTGAAGGACGGCAACGGCCAGTACCTCTGGCAGGCCGCCCTGACCAACTCCGAGCCGGACCGCCTGCTCGGGTACGCCTACACGATCAACCAGCACATGGCCAGCAGCATCGCGGCCTCCGCGAAGTCGATGCTGTTCGGCGACCTCAAGAAGTACAAGGTCCGCGAGGTCCGCGGCCTCCGGCTCCGCCGGCTCGTCGAGCGCTACGCCGACGCGGATCAAGAAGGTTTCGTTGCGTTCATGCGCGGTGACGGCGGACTCCTTGAAGCGGGGGTTGCCCCGGTCAAGCACCTCATCCAGGCGGCGTAAGCCTGACGAGATCGGCCGGCGTGCCCGGTGCGGGGCCGGGCACGCCGACGACGTCACCCCCGCGAAACCCACTGAACCATGCGAATCGAGTTAACCACCGAGCGGGCCGGCACGCTGCGCCACGACCGTGAGGGCGACGTCATCGACGTCCCCGAGGCCGAGGCGCGGCGGCTGATCGCGTCGGGGCAGGCGGTCGAGTGCGCCGCCGTCGCCCCGCGTGAGAACGCGGCCGCGCCCGCTCACAGGCCCACGAACAAGAGGACACGAACATGAGAGGCTTTATCTCCGGCCGCACCAAGCTGGTGAAGGTCGCGGACCACAGCACGGCGGCCACGTCGGCCGTCAATTCCGCCAGCGTCGACATGGCCCAGGACGGCGGGTGGAACGGCGTGATGTTCTTCACGTCGTTCGGCACCGCCGCGGCGAACAACACCCTCAACCTCGCGCAGTCGTCCGACGACGGCAGCGCCGACGACTTCACCGACCTGACCGGGTCGTCGGTCGCCAGCGGCTCGTCCGACGAGGACGTCTGGATCGACTGCTACCGCCCCGAGAAGCGGTACGTCCGCGCCGAGGCGGCGCGCGGCACGTCGTCCACACTGGAGTCGGTCTGGGCGCTGCTGTACGAGCCGCGCAACATCCCGGCCGACAACACGACCAGCGGCACGATCGCCGGCGAGGCCCACGCCACGCCGGCCGAAGGCACCGCCTGATCCGTCGACATCAACCCTTGAACCCATCGAAGCCCGGTCGGCTTACCCCGGCCCGGCTTCTTCCGGCACGCCGCGCGTCGCGGCGCGGCCGACCCCGTGTCCATCGTGACTACGCGCCCGCAGCGGCGCGGCAACCAACGGAGTTACCGTGAGCTACAACGCAAAGGTCTACCGCAAGCAGGGTGGCAACGAGCTCGTCGTCGCCAGCGGCGGCGTCATCACCATCGAGTCCGGCGGCAGCATCGCCCGGACCGGCGTCGAGCGGCAGGTGGGCACGCGCGCGAAGGTCGGCACCACCGCCGGTTGGACGGTCGGCGCCGCGAACAACCTGCCCTACATGGGCACCGTCGCGGCCTCGCAGACCGCGGCCACGCTCGTCGTCCCGATCGACGGCCTGAAGGTCGGCGAGACGATCACCGGCTTCAAGGTCGTCGCGCAGATCGAGAGCGCCGGCGGCACGGTGACGCTCGACGCCGACCTCCGCAAGATCACCAACGTCGCGGCCGAGCCGACCGACGCCAGCGTCGGCGCGATCACCCAGGTGTCCGTCACCGCCGACACCGCCGTCGCCGAGGCGAAGACGGGCCTGGCCGAGGTCGTCGCGGCCGACGAGACGTTCTACATCCTTTTGACGGCGACCACCGCGGCGTCGACCGACATCATCCTGCTCGGCCTCACCGTGACCGTCACCGAGGTCTGATCCCCGCGTCACCGCGGCATCAATCCCCCTCCCCTCACGAGGCCCGCCCATGCACGCCGAACGCCACACCGTCGACATCACGACCGCCGCCGACGGCACGGGGACCGGCTACACGCCGAACGTCACCGGCCGCGTCCAGTCGATCCAGTACGTCAAGACCGACTACGACAACGGCGTCGACTTCACGATCACCGCCGAGGCGACGACGCAGTCGATCCTCGCGCTGACCGACCAGAACGCCTCCGGGACCTGGGCGCCGCGGCAGCCGACGCACTCGCAGGCCGGCGCCGCCGCCCTGTACGCCGCCGGCGGCACGGCGGTCGGCGACCACATCCTCCTGGCCAACGACCGCGTGAAGATCGCGGTCGCGCAGGGGGGGAACGTCAAGACCGGGCGGTTCATCGTCACGATCGGCTGACCCCCATGCGCTACGCCCACCGCCTCAGCACCGCCCCGACCGGCGAGCCCGTCGAGCTCGCCGAGGCCACGGCGCACCTACGGCTCGACGACGACGCCGAGGACGACTACGTCCGCGGCCTGCTCGCCGCCGCTCGACAGTGGTGCGAGTCCCACCAGAACCGCGCCTACCTGACGCAGTCGTGGCGGCTGTCCCTCGACCGCTTCCCCCGCTGCGGCACCGGCGTCATCCGTCCGCCCCGCGCCCCGCTGCGGTCGGTGACGTCGATCCAGTACGTCGATGCCGACGGTGCGACACAGACGTGGGCGAGCAGCAACTACCTCGTCGATGCCCAATCGGAGCC